TATTGATACTTTTTCTTTATTTATCAAGGCATACCAAATGGATTTGTCTTACTGAAGTCAATGATATCATCTGCTCTTAGTTCAATAGTGTCATTATCAGCAAATGGATCAACAGTGTCATTTTTATCTTGTGACTTCATTGAGTGTCTAGCACCAGATTCTGAACCAATGATTACTTCACCTTTATCAAAAGTGCCACTTACAATGGATACCTCAAGAACATTGTTGACAGCATCATAGGACTTGACTCTTGCAGTTGTTCCAGAAGTTTCACCAGTTACAATTTCATTGAATACAAATGAACCAGTGCTTGAAGTGCTTGTTGTTCCAATTGTGACAGTTGGTGTTAATACATATTGACTACCAGTGTTTCCAATAATAATACTTGTAACAATACCAGCAGCACTTGTACGTGCAATTCCAATTGCTCTTACAACACCTGGTTGAACAACATGATAGTTTTTGTATTTCCAATCATTAGATATTGTTACTACTGGTGGAGTCAAATAACCACCTCCACCATATGTAACTCCAATTCCTGTAACAATGCCACATTGATCAACACCAAATTCAAACACTGAGGTTGCAATGCCAACATTTGTACCATAATTAGATAGAAGTATTGATCCTGGTCCCAAGTCAGCTACAAAAGTATTTGCAGGTATAAAATTATAATGATCACTATGTCCAGTACCAAGTCTCACCCTATCTCCAACAAAAATATTGGTTGTGTTAACACCTGCAATAACACTAGCACCAATACCAAGTGTTCCTGTGGTGGAAATTGAATTAAATCTAATAGTTGTAAATCCAAGTGCTCTAAATTGTTCATTTGCACCACCAGGACCACCAATAGTCACAGTTGGAGCAGAAATATATCCATATCCACTATTTCCAATACTTATAGTGCTCACAGTGCCTGCAACAGAAACAGTGACAGATGCTGTTGCTTGAATTGGTGATGGACTGCCACTGAAAGATATTGTGGGAGCAACAGTATATCCTGCACCAATTGTTGCACCTGTTCCCACTGCCCAAGGGTCATCATTATTAAAGGAAACTGCAGTAACTATGCCAGTGATAGGATGTATTGTTGCAATACCAACAGCAGTAACTGTTGGGGCATCCATTGTTCCAGATGTAGTGATTGCAACAGTTGGTGCAGTTCTGTATGCTCTACCAGTAGTGCTAAAGGCAATAGAACCTGGATCTATGGATGTTCCAGTAATTCCTATTGTTGCAGCAGCAACACTTGTTCCTGGATGGGTAAGTGTAACTCCTGGAACACTAGTATAGAATTTGCCTCCAGTTGTCAATCCAAGAGTTTCTACTGTTCCTCCAGTTTCTGCAATGCTATCAAGAGTAGCTGTTGCCTGAGCATTATTTCCACTTCCTGTTGGTAGATCAAACACAACTGGTGGTGCTTCTTTGTAGAATGCGCCACCAGGCACTCCAAATGGGAAGAGATAAGTTGCTACACCAAGAGTAACATTAGCAGAAATAACACTTACACCTCCACCAACTATTGGAGAATCTAAATTTGCTGTTCCTAATGCTCCTACATGTCTTGGAGTTGATATACCAACGACGGGAGGAGATGTGTATCCACCACCACCTGATGTAATGACAATTGGTTTAATTCCCCCAACAGTTTCAATACCCACAACCTCAGCAGTGGCTCCACCACCACCTCCTCCTGTGATTGTTACTGTTGGTTTTACAGTATATCCACAACCAGGATTTGTCAGATAAATTGCTTTTACAGATCCACCTTTTGTTCCCTCACATCCAACATAATCATAAGAAATTTCTGCCACTGCCTTAGCATCTATGCCACCTGCAGGAGCAGATGAAATTGCAACTATTGGTTCTGATGTATATCCAGCACCCATATTTGTTACTGTAATTGCCTCAAGACCAAGACCACCACCAACTGTTCCAGAACAAATACCAGATACAACTGCTGTGGCATTTGATGAAACACCAATCAGTTGAAGTTTCTGGATGTATCCAATTTGTTCAATCTCATCATCAATTGTCTCTACACCAGTATCAAGAACCTCATCCTCATATCTGTAGAGTTGACACTTCAGAGTGTACACATAGTTCTTTTGAAGTTGATAGAATGGTTGCTCATGCTCAACATAATTAATCTCAAACAACCTATCACCTAGTGGGAAATAAATTAAATCACCTTCCTTTGGTCTTGTTGCAAGTTCAATATTAGGAACATCCTTGATGAGAGGTGTAACATAATTTTCATATCTCTCTCTTGATACAACTAATGTCAGATCATCTTGCTCTTCAATGCCAAACTTTGACAGGATTGTTCCCTGACCACCATATCCTTCATAACTATCAAGATATGCTTCTATAGGATATGCATTGTCAAACTCAGATTGAATTACTTCTCTTATGACAGTGTTTTTCTTGACATACCTTCTGGGAATGTAATAGATTTCAATCCCATACATCTGCAACTGTTCGTTGACCAGACTTTGTATGAGATTCTGCTCTTGCTTAGAGTTGTTTAGAAAATATGGATTGAGCATAACATCAACCTATCATATCCATTGGTGGTAACTCAT